AATATCATCTATATCTAGATCAAATGATGTAGTTCCTGATGTAGCCATTATAATATATCTTTATAGTAATCTGTTAGACCACCTGTTTTCATACCAGGTAGTTTGGGTTGTGTTCTAATTGATTTATTTTTCTTTTTTCTGTCAGCACGTTCCTTTTGTACCTTTTCAATTATTTTTCTTATACTTTCACCAATAGGTCTCAAACCTTCTGTTCTAGCCATTTTTAAATCCCTTTAATAAAGGTCCGTAGTATTTAACTAAAGACGCGTTGTTTACTTTTTTACCTGCCAATTCAGAATGCATGTATGAACCGATATAAGGTTCTTGCTTCATTTTAGTTCCAGGTGCTTTTGATGTTGTTTCGGAGAATGCAGCTCTGCCCATGGCTGCTTTCATAACTTTACCTGCAGGCACACAGTTAGGCACCATCTTGTTACCTTTTTTCTTCATGCCTTTTTGAACGTATCCGTCCCAACAAGTTCCTTGCTTTGCCATTAGTCCTCCTTTTTAGCGGCCGCTTTGAGAGTGTGTATCTTCTCCTTTTTGCGGTTGTACAACTTCTTTGATAATACCACCTTTAATTTATATAATCTAGACCTTAGATTTTTTGCTATGGGGTTTTTAGACAAGGTCTTTTGCAGAACCAATTACGGGCTTATATTTAGTTTTTCCCTCTGATTTGTATGCGTGTAAGAATTGTTTTCTTGGTTGGTCAGTAGTATAGCTGCAATGTATCCATCCACTGTTTGGCTCGCCTGGAGTATAGAACTCTAATATTAACTGATCGTAGTCTAAATTCTTATTAATCCAATCAGCTAGCTCTGCATTATCTGTTCCCATACATTCGAAATCAGCCGCCTCAGCTTTGGCATGCTGTGAATTTACAGAGCTACCTATCTTTAGACACAGCTGTTCACTACGGAAGCCGCTTGTCACCTTGACCCTACCAAAATGGTCACGTACCGGCTGTAGAATATTTTCACAAAGTGCTTTTAGTTTTTCTATTTGACCTGAGTTAGGATTGTTGTTGATATCAAGCCTGACAGCAGTGTCGGATTTAATTAATTCTTGAAGTGTAAAATTACGTGATAAGTTCATATAAGATTTATATTAATGTTGATTCTAACATCTGTATTAGTTTGTGATATAGCTCTATGTTTAAGTTTTCCATCAAATTCAATTAATTCATTTTCATTCGAAACAAACTTTTCTCCATTTTCAAACTCTGTATACCCATTATTACTGTTTATGTTAAGTAATGCAACCCTATGCGGAAATTTAAAATCAACATGAAAGCTAGGTTTTCTAACAATTATTTGTGGATTAGCTGTATACATATTCATTTTTATTCTTAAAAGTTTTTTGAAATTTAATTTACCTAATATTGGCAATGCTATAATATTAAAAAAATTACTTTTTATTTGTTCTTCGTCAAATAATGTATGGCAATAAAAGAAGTCTTTATCAGATTCTAATGTAGCATACTCATAGAAATACCAAGGAACATCAAAACTAAACAAAAGTTTTTTTAAATTTTCAAATTGATCTGTATCTAAAAAATTATTTTTTGTCTTTATCATTCATTTGATAGAACATTCTATCTGAATCTTCTGTTACCATTTTTGTATCTTCCGCATCCCAGTAAGTAGTTTGTACTTTATAGTCTGGCCAGCTGTTATCAACAGTATAACTATTAACGTGCCACAGGCAACGATTATTAGGCTGAGCTGCATAATTGCCATTAGTGAGAGCCAATATATGCGCACACTTATGTTCTTGAGGTATTTCAGAATGTTCAACGTCCAAGATATTAGTATCTGGATGGGCCCAATCAATAGTGAATAAATACTGTCCATGATAAAACTTTTTATCAAGGCCCAGAAATTTGCCATTTAAACCATCCAACCAATCAAAGCAATGAACACTAGGCCAATAGCTAAAAGAGTTCCACAACTCCAACTGCTGTGTTGACATATCCGGCACTTCGGCTCTAGAAAAACGTTTTTGAAAAAACGCTGAAATAGGCAACCTCCAATAGCACGCACCATTTGGAAGCATAATGTTAAATAATATTGCACGACCTGAAATGGAAGTAAGACCAAAGATAACACAGTCACTACTAAGTTTTTTATATTTTTCATCCATGTCATAAAGATATTCTTTTCTGATTTTACAATATATTGGAGGAATGTTTGCGTTCAGATAAGCCATGTTTATATTTTTCCCTCCAATAGTTTTTTCTTTCTAAGATTCTAATTCGTTTTTCTAGTATATCAAATCCTAAAAGTTTTTTTAATAAATATATCATTATTCTAATATTAAGGACTTGATACCTTTTCTCCCTTTGTAGATCTCTGTCTCTGCTTTACCCTTGTAGCATTTGTAAGATACAGATTCAGAATACTCCCTCTCCGCGTGACGCTTCCCACGAAGGCACGCAGCCATGTTTTCCTGAATTAAGTGTTCCTTGATCTCTCCGTTTACAAACATTAGCAGGGCCACTATAGACTCAATCATATTTCCTCGCATAAATTAATATTGATAAAACTATAATTGAAACAATTATTCCTGTAAAAAATAAACCTATCATTCTGCTTTCTTCTTTCCGTTTGTGTATCCAAGATCTCTATTTGCATCTTTGAGCTTTTCAATATCTATCAAAACCTTGTCCATCTGTCCTCTTAAAAACTCGATGTTTACTTTATTTAAAGCCATATTCTCAATATGTTTATTTAACTTGTCTGTTGTCTTATAAAGATCTTCGATCATCATGAATTGCTCAGAATCAGCGGGCAGTGAACCTAGTTGTCCACGTGGCCATTTTATTCTAAACTCTGTATTCTCTTCTAGATCCTTTTCCATAATCTGTATACGAGTGTCTGCAACATTAAGACGTTCTATAATTTGAAAATAGCCCATGGTGCCGAGTGCTACGATAACGATCAGCGAGGCAACCGTCTTCATAGGCATCTGCACGGCTGCCTCTTCCGATATGTTGAGTGGTTTCTTACTCATAAATTATTTTGACCAAAGCCAGTCTTTGACTTTTTTAAATGGCCATGAAACTATGTCCCAAACCCATTTTATAATTTTTTTTGCCATATCATCCTCCTTTATTATTTGGTGATTACAGATTAAACAATTACAACCAGGCACTGTCAAGCATTGAGCAGTGTTTGGTGTAGGTCCAACTCCTTTACAATGACAAGGATGAAGACAATTTATACATACTAACATTTCCATCTTCTTCTTGCCTGTCTTATTCTAGAATTAGGATCATTTCTAGTTTTTGCACTAGCTCTTTTTAATTGTCCTAAAGATCTTGCACAATAACTTTTTCTTCTTTTTGCAGCCTTTGATCCTGGCTTCACTTTACCTGTTACAGCTGTTTTTAATTTTGATCCTGGGTTTGCTCTTCTATAAGCAGCCACACCAGCTGCAGTCATTCCCGCACCCTTTTCAGTTGGTCTGAAATTTTTTTTATTTCGAGCTGGCATAACATCACCACCTCTTTTATATGCTTCTAATTTTTTATACATATCAACCCGTATAAGTTATCGTTACGCTTCCACTTGCTCCAGTTAAATTATACACTAATCCATTCTTTAACAGTATACCAGATCCAGGTACATAAATTTCTAATCCTTCAGTCCCATAATTAAACGTAGCTTTTGCATTTCCAGGTGAACTAGCATCAGCAGAATCATAAAAAACAATTGCTGCTGACGCTATACCTTTTGCTTGTATAGAGGTAATTCTCATTCTCCCAGCTTTGCCAAGAGTATTTGCACCAACAGTAGTTAATGTTAGTACATTTTGATCTGATGAAAAACTACCTCCACCACTCATAATTATTTATTCGTAGTTGTTAGGTTAGGACCTGAAAACTTATCTGTTAACAAAGTATAAGCTGTAACATGTGTTTTTGTTTTACAAAAAATACCTTGTGGAAACAAAATACCGTCTTCTGGAAAATTAAAATTAATAACATCGCCCGTTGGAACATCTGCTTGAAATAAAGTCGTTCCAGAGTTTGAAGTCGTAGTTAACTCTAACACTCCTGCACCACCGCCACTTGAAGCAATAATTATTCCACGAAGTCTTACAGGTGCTGCGATAATTGCATTCGTCCCTGCTGCTGCATCGGATCTTGTTGCTTGTATGTCAGTTTTAGCTGCCATTTTATTCTCCTAGTTTGTGGCTCCCGAAGGAGCCACTAATTAATTAACCATATATTTTATACGCAATCACCCAAGTAAATAATCCTTGAGCAGATGCATTTGTAGTATTTGTGATCTGTAAAAATATATTTCTTGTAGAATTGATTGAGGTGTTAACTCTTGGAGACGCAGCAGGTGAAGCATCACTTGCAGTTGTATCTAATAGAGTTAAAGTGTAATGAGCACCTTCAGGTACAGTAGTTCCACCATCTAAAATTTCATCAGTGGATGCAGCTACTAATTGAGCACCGCCTGTAGCAGTTCCAACTTTGTAACCAATGTCACCTGAAGCAACAGTGGGTGCAGATGTGCACACAAGCTGAATGCTTGTAATAATTGATCTTGCAGGTTGTGCGAACGTAACCTCGTTTGTTCCCGCTGTAGATTCAACTTTTGCAGTTGCCACAACACCTTGACCTTGTATTTGTGTTCCAACGTACTGACCAGATGAATTTATTTCAAAAACATTTGTGAAAGCACCTGTTGAAGCATTTTTAGTAGCACCAATAAAACCGTTTTCCGATCGTACCGGTCCGCTAAATGTAGTATTTGCCATAATTTTCTCCTTTGTATAGCTTTGATTATGCCGTCTCTATACCGTCTGCCTAGCCAGTCGACATAATAGTTTTTTCTAGGTCTTTTGATTATATAGGAAATAGTGCAGTTATCCAATAGGTTACCAACTTTGTACCTCGCCCATGTTGAAAGCTATTGCAAATTTAGAAGAATCCTCTTCATTTGGTGCGCAACCATGTGTTAAAAAACCACTAAAAACCACAAATACACCAGGTTCAGGTTTCACTTCCTGTCTAATTTCAGGAAAAATCAAATTTTGTTTTGATGAATTTAAATAAATAACTCCTGAACAAGGATGCCCAGAATGTTTATGAAAACTGGTAAAACTATTTTTTCTTAATTCTATACCCCATGAATGCACAAGATTAAAAGGCTCAAGTTTAATTTCATTGTTGATATAATAAACAATTTTTCTTAAAGGATCTAAAAATTTTTCTTCTTTATTAAAAAATTTCCAATCAGTCATCAAACCTTTGACATTAGTAATTGGTTTAAACTGATGCTCAGTTCCCCAACAACCTTTTATTGTTTCTATTAGATAATTTGAATCTAAATCTATTTTACCTTTAATGAAAAAATATTCTTGTTCAATTTTTTTATTGAAAAACTTTTCAATGAACATGGCTTCAAATACCACAAAAAAAAGGGCAGTGCAAATAAATGCACCGCCCTTTAATATAGACTTTTAAATACTATTAACTAGTTGGTAAATTTCCGTTACCAAAAATACATCTTGGATCAGAGAATCCAAAAGAGTATCTTTCTCTAGCTTTGAATCTTACGTTTCCAGTATCGAAGTCACCTTCCATTGCAGTTTTGATTGGTGATCTAACAAACATTTTTAGTCCATTAGGTACATCAGTCAATAAGAAGAAAGAATCTGTATCAGTAAGGAAGTTATTCACTGAATATCCTTCTGGTACCATTCCCATGCTTCTTACAGCATTGATGTCATTATCTGCAGTTCCTGTTCTCATAGGAGACTTCATAATTCTCTCAGCAGTAAATTGTAATTCTTTTGGAATTATCATTTTTCTACCTTGAGCAGCTATTCTTAAGCCTCTCTCATCGACAAAACCAGCAATGTCAATCAATGACTGCTCTAGTGAAGTTTCGTTAAGATCTGCAGCTGTTGCTAAAACATTCGAGAAAGTTCCTCCTGTTGCAAGTGGGTGAGATGCATTTATTAATGATACTCCGTCACCACCTGTTACAGTTGTAACTTGCGCGTTGTTTAACACATTAGCAGCTTTAACTTGCTTCGTGTTTGCCATAGATCTTGCAAGAGCTCTTGTGTATCTCGCTGCAAGTCTATCATATAGGTTATCTTCGATTGCTTCTTCAGTAATTGCAAATGCTAAAGCAATAGTTTCGTGGTTGTATCTAGCAGTGAAAGTTTCAGTTGCTTGATCAAACACAACTCCAGCACCTTCTTGTTTAGTTGGTGCAGAAGCGAAACCTGCTAACATTACTTCTTCTTCAAAAGCTCTGTCAGATGTTTCAGTAGCATAAATCTCAGCATGCTGATTTTCATATCTACTATATTCCAGGCCGAATAAAGCATTCAAACCTGGCTCTAGTTCTTTAACTAGTTGTGATCGTGATATCGCCATAGTTTAACTCCTTTACGCTATACCTGTTCCACTTCTGTAGAAGTGGTTGTTGATTCTAACTAGTACATTCGCATTTGATGTAGAAGTGTCAGAATTTTCTGGATCTTGCGAAATATCAATTGCTTGAACAGCAAAAGTTGTTGCAGTTCCAGAAACACTAACGTCTAGCATCGCTTGTGAAATACCAGTTGTTGTACTACCATTGTTACTGTCTAACGAGTAGTTTTTGAAAAGATCCGCTCTTGTAAAAGCAGCATCCGCATTCATCAAAAACACAGCATCTGGATCATCAACAACGAAAGCAACAATGTCACTTGCGTTTGTTGAAGCCGGATAAAAGTTTTTGTATGTAGGCTTCTGCGTAGTTGGATCTGTGAAAAAACATCCGTTAAATACACCCACAACAGCTTCCGATGTATTGTAAACATGTCTCTCAATATTTCCAGTTGATACAGGTATTACCAAATCACCTTGGAAGATATTTTGATCGTAGTTAGCTTTAATCGTATATCTGTTTTGAGCACCAGCTAATGGAGTACCATCTAGTTTTCTGTATGGTCTTAGACCAAACTTTTCTAGTTGATTTGCCATAGTTGTTTAACTCCTTTTAAACGTTTTTTATTTATCCAAGCTACTTGTAGGTATCGCAAAAATATTACTTCTTACGAGAACCGCCAAAGGTAACTCTAGACTGCCTATCAATATTGATTGGCATGTCCGGGTGTTGTTCCTTCATAAGATCCCTATCAATCGCGTCTGTTCTATCTTGAGTAATTTTTCTAAAATACTCAGCACGTTGTTTCAGAATCTCTTCTGGTATCCTTGCCAACACAAGGCCCCCAATTCCGACAAGCCCAGCATGTTTGCCTTCAGAAATGACTGGATAATCGTTTGGACCAATTTCACTTATAAGTGTATCAGCCTTCACAAATTCCCAACCCTCTCTCAGTTTTTTCGAAACGTTTGCAACGTCCTCAAAACCTGCAATTGCAGTTCGTATCCATCTATGTGCATACCCCTGCGGAGCAGCTGGCGCATCCAAACTGGATGGTGGAGTCCAATCTTTTTTTCTAGTTTGCTTAATTCTAGTTTCAGACTCGCGTGAAGTTTTTATTTTTTCCATGTTATACTCCTTCCTTCACGTATTTTGCGTATTCCTCTAGTGGCACCCCTAATTTCTTAGCGATAACTACCTGTGATTTGGTGAGTTTCACAGACTTGCGTCCACCTGATCTTCTACTTACAGAGGCAACATTTTGGACGGGTGCAGCCTTCTGCGGTTGTTCTTCAGTCGAAGATTCGGCAAACTTCTGAGGGAAATATTCCTTCATACGTTTGTTGATTTGATTATAATACTCATCACTTTCCCCGTCAATTCCCTGCTGTATAAGATCCTCATGAATACTCATGGCAGCACCAGTAAGCACTCTATCCGTACCGAACCAATCATTTTCTTCTGCCCATTTCTGCGCTCTTGGACTGATTGGAGCTTGTGGTTGTGCCTCCTGTGGGGCTTCTGGTTGTGACTCTGCTTCTTTTTTCTTTGCCTCTTTTTCACTTAGAGACATAGAAACCTTTTCTTTTTCAACAGCCAATTTTGTAAGCTGATCATTAGCTTCCATTATCTTGTCTGTGTCATTTTCATCAAGAGCAGCTTTAAGACTTGCTTTAGCTTTATCTCTTTCTGAATCTATCCTTGCATCGTATTGTTTAAGATAGTTTGTGTCAGTTTCTTCAAATTTTTGATTGACGTTATCAAACCTATCCTTCAATCCTTTTGCATAATCCATTGCAGCTTTTTCTCTTCTTTCAGCTTCACGGATTTGAAAGGTTAGTTTTTTGATTCTCTTTTGAACCTTTTCAGAGTAATCTTCTAAATCCCCTTTATCATCCTCAACCTTTTGCTCTACTGGTTGTGGTTTTTCTTCAGGTTCTTCTTTAGTCTCCTGTAAAAGTTCTTTTGCCGATTTACCACTTTGTGTAACATCAGTATATCCTAGATCGACATTTTCTTTTTGTGCAAAAGACTCATCGGGTTCTTTTGGACTTTCAATATCGACATTTTCTTCATTGACACCATCTGTGTCTAACTCCACTTCGGGAGTTTTGTTTTCTTCAGCCATTTGTCCTCCTTAATAATGGTGCAAAATATCTGATGGGTCTGCAATTTTTGCTATGACTTCATCGTCATTCAAAATTCTTACTTCACCACCTTCTATCTTGAATCTTGAGCCTGCGTATCTACTAAAAATTATCCAATTATTTAGTTCGCACCAAGGCCCTTTTGGAAATTTATCTTTGTCTTGATAACAAAGATCTCCCATTTTCAATACGAGACCACAAACTGTAGTCATCTGTATTGTTTCTTGCGTTGTATCAGAAAGAATAATTCCACCCTTTGTTTTTTTAGGTCCAGCGTATGGTAAAACCAATAATCTGTATCCTGTAGGTGTAGGTAGACTTTCTAATGTTGATTTTTTGATCGCTTTGGGATCAAGGACTGTTTTGACTTCTTCTTCAGCTTTATAAGCGTCTAAGAGTGCTTCAGTCCGTTTCGGTGTCTCCGTGGACTTGTTCATCTTCTATCTCCTGTTTATCCAGCAGGTCTTTAAGATCCTGTTGCAAATCTTCTAAAGATTTGATTTGACCTCTAACATATTGTAGTTGCTCCATAGTGTCAACACTATATATAGCGGTCTCCTTGAGTCTGTTTAAACGTTTTGAGATAGCTCTTTGTACTAAAGATATTGTATTAAGATCCATAAGTTCCCTTCCAATCTTTAGGATAATAATTAAAATTTATGTTTACTCTCACTTGTTTGTCAGTTTGTGAGGTTCCACGATGCTTAATGTTAGAATCAAATATAACCATTCTATTTTTAACACTTTCTATTTTTTCTCCTGTTTCAAATTCTGTGTAACCATCGTTATCGTTAACATAATAAATTGAAGTTACATTATCGTCATAATCTGTATGAAAACCATGTAAAACTCTCTCATCAGTCAAAGTAATACAATTTGCTTTTACTCTAATTAATGATTTTACCTCTAATTTTTCAACAATAGGTTTTATTATAAGATAATATTTTGAAGTAATTTCATTTTCGAAAAAAAATGAGTGAACAAACTGAAAATGTTTTTTTGGATCTTTCATCTCATGATCCCAATGAGTAATTATATTGTGATAATACCACGGAAACATCGGGTGTACCATATCGTTTTCAACTCTGTCCGCTTCTTCTTGAGATAAATAATTATCTATAACTTTTATACTTTTTGAAGACAAATTTTGTGATCTCCTTTTTCTAAAACTTTAAAATCCCACCAATGTAAAGCCTGGTAAACTGATTTCATTTGATAGTATTTATAGTCATCAAATACAAATCTAGTTCCTACTCTTGATCTATCTGCAAACCATACTGCTTCTCTTAGAACATCAACTGTTGTGTGTGGCCCGTCAAAATGCACTAAATCATATATTACTTCTTCCTTAGAAAATCTGTTCATAAATTCTCTATCTGTCATATGGAAAAATAAATAATTTTTTTCATGTTTAAAATCTTCTAACATTTCTTTTTTCATTTCATCATCATAATTAGCTGTAATTGGTTCTTGATTATCAAAGTGGACGTAACTCAGATTGTTATATGGATCTATTGCAATATGATGATAAGGAATATCTTTAATTTTCATCTGCATTGCCATCATTATTATCTTGGATCCTAAACCTCTACGCACACCTATTTCAGCTGTAGTTACGTGTTTTGGATTTTCTGGTAATGGAAGCTCTAAAGTCCATTTTCGTAGAAGTTCGTATTCTACTGAATCTCCCTCTATTGTCATAGAGGCACTATATAAATTATTTAAGCTTTTGCAAATGTTTTAACATTTGTAGGTTTGCCACCTACACCTTGTGCTTTACTTCTCTTTCTTGCAACAGCAGAACGCCTTTGCGATTCTGTCATTCGGGCGGCTTTTGCAGCAGGCACGCATTTGGGGTATGCTCTTTTTGATCCACTTGCAGATTTTCTTCCACATTCTCTAAATCCTCCACCCTTTTTTTTGGAACCTATGTCTACCCATTTTTGGCTGAACCATTTTTTCAGTCCACCCTCTTTCATGTACTGAATGTTTTTTTGCATTACATTAAATCTTTGTAGTAGTCAGCCATGCCGCCTTTATTGAACTTTTTACTTGATACAATTTTTTCTAGTTTTGGTCTTCCTATTTTTTTTAATTTATCTATATCATCTTTTGTAGGTCCTTTACCCCTAATTCTATTACCAATTCTTATTTGTTTATTAAAAATATCTCTTACTTTGCCTGGAGTTCCTGCATCAAAGCCACCACCTTTAGAGTATCTCTTCATCATGCCACCACCCATTTTTTTTGGCATAGGATCTGATGGTAAAAATCCTTGTGCTGCTCGTTTAGCTTTAGCTGATTGTATTGCTCTTTTTGCATTCTTAATATCTCTTTCAGTAAGTCTGTCTGTATTTTTTTTACTCTCAGCTTTTACGTATGTTTTGGTTCTTTCTTTTAACTTGTCAAAATCTCTTTTATTCATGCTTGGTGCGTCCTTTAAAAATCTATTAATCTTATTTTGAAATACACCCATAACACTTCTTCTCTCACCCATTGTTCCAGTATCAGCACCACCACCTTTGTTCATCATTCTAGCTTTTTGTAATCTACCCAAAGCTGATTGACTACCTGCAGTCATACCACCACCCATTTTCTTATCGACTTTTTTCTTTTTGCCAATACCAATTACAATCATCAGTGCACCTTTTTTAAATCTTTTTGGTCTTGGTCTTTTGTCTTCATTTCCTGTTAAAGTATCATAAGCTTTTTTCTTTTTTTGATATTCTATTTCTCTAGGACTTAAAGATCTTCTAATATTCTTTTTATTTCTTAAAGGTGGTTGTGGTTTTTTTATAAATTCACCTTCACTTGCTTTTTTTGGTCCCCAATCTTTTCTTTTAGTTCCTGACGGATCTTTAATTTTACCTGCACAAATTTTAGAAGCGTATGCGTTCGCATATGCCGAAGGATAGACCGAAAATTTTCGCTTCGCTGCAGCTTTACCTCTAGGACATAATTTAGTCATCTATTTTTTTCCTCCGTTACGAAATATTTGTGTTCCCTTTATACCATATATCGATGCCACGACCAAGATCCACAAATTTGTAAACCATGACGGGAGCTGTGAGAACATATCAAAGAAAAGTTTTACTTTGTCCATCGCAGTTGGATCATCCGATATCACTGCCCAAGCGAGCACCAACACGGGCAAACTTAATATGATGAGGACCGCCTCGTCTTTCCAGTCTGATTGTCGAGCCTCTAAAAGTTTTCCTTGGTAAGCTTCCTCACCTCGTGCTTGACGCTCTGCGTGTAATAATTGAGCATCAGACATTGCCATCTTAGCTTTTTGCTTGTTAGCGTAAATTTTGCTACCCGCACTAACCGCTAACTTGATTGCACTTAACCACATTGTACTTGTCCTTCCTTCGTTGACACATATAGTCTACCATTTTTCCGACAGTTGCGAAAGCCCCTTTACCTGACATCTTCCACTTCCATGTTTGTTTCCATTTAGGATTTCGAACTTTTACAGGTAGTATTGAACCACCAAAAAAATCTTTAAATCTTTGAATTATGTCTTTATCGCACATTTCAATAGAACATTGAAATGATTTTCTACCATTGCCTTTACCCCAAATACCAAAACTACCCTCTCCATCAAAAATTCCTGCAAGAAAAAGTATTT